TTGCCGAAATAGACGGCGTTTGAGTGTATGTCAAGTATTCCGTTGTCCTGCTGTATGATCGTTTCCTCAGCCTTGCCCGTTGTCTTGGCAGCAAGCACATGCAGCTTCTTTTTTGAAGCAGATACCATACGCATGAACTTAATGCCTGCACCGACAGTCGTTTTACCGCTTGCAGTTGTACCCTCAAGAAATTCTGCTCTGACATTGGTAGTATTGATGAAGTCGATATATTTTTGACTTAACGGAAAACTATTCATTAAGCCCCTCGCTGCCTAATTGTGAGAGTACATCAGCCAACTTCGGAGAAGTTCTTACAGTCGTATCGACTTTAACGGTATATTCGCCAGTCATCTTATTAAGTGTATCAACGGCACGGATGCGGTCGGCTGCTTCGTTATTATTATCCCTTGCTATATCCGAAAGCATGACCTGACGATCACGGGCAGTAAGTATGCGTTCATTCTTTGCCTTTTCTGTCAGCTCCTTTATGTATGCGGCAACTCCAACATTCTCCAACAATTCATATGCTCTTGCATTAGCGTAGTTCTCGCTGTATCCTGCCGAAACTGCACTCTGAACGATATTACCGTTCTGAGCATAATATTCGGCAAATTTCTTTTGTCTCGGATTCAATTTTTCTTTCACGGTAACACCTCATTTCTTCAACATCAAACTCCGGCAGCACAAAAGCCGTCCCGGAGGCGGGGACGGCTTCTGCGCTAAAAAAAGGAGTCTAAAAATATGAATGTATTTTATTTCATGCTACTATTTTAACACATATAAAAGGGACAAACGGGACAAGTTGTGTTGAAAACTTGTTGAAAAGTTGGTTGAAAACTTACCATCTATATCTATAACACATCTTTTTTACAGAATCAGCAGAGTTATGCCCGCTTATATGTAAAGATATCCATACCCAGGTTTTGTTTCTGAGAATTCTCAGTCTGAATAGTTCCCGGATGAAATCATCAGGTATGCTGTCGATCATAGCGGTCAGACGATGCTCCATGCTTTCAAGCCTGATCTGTTCCATTGTCAGGGCTTCAACAGCTCGCTCAGTTTTACTGCCGGTGCCTGAAGCTTTCGGCATGCCGCTCAGATCGGGAGATATGCGCACACGGCTTTCTTTCAGCTCAGCGACTTTCAGACGCTGCCTTGCAATATCCCTTTTCAGCCCTTTGCAGTCAAGGTAATTCATCCAAGCACTTACCTCCTGTCATATATCCCTCTGTTCCACCAGTCCACAGCTTTTTCTTCTGCCTTTATCGGGCTTTCGTCAAATGCTTCAACCTGCATACCGCACATCATACAGTAACACGTTGACACAAAACATTCTTCACCTATGTAATTCCTGCCCTCTCTGGTGTACCGTTTTGCTTTGCCCTTGCAGTAGCGGCAGGCTCTTAATTCATTCATCCTCACCACCCCAATCCAGTGCCTGACCGCACTCAGGACAATGTTCATTATAGGACACTTCAACTTCATCATCATAGATATTCTTACCGCAACTCGGACAAATTTCAGCCTCAAAGCAGGTTATAGCTCCGCCTATAGCTAAAAACTCTCTTTTTACTTTTTTTGGTATCTGCTTTTCAACAGCCTTAACCGCAAACTCTAAGGCTTCTTTGTCACGGTCGTAAATATCTTTATCATAATCTCCGACCATAAAACTTTCACGGTCTCGTATCAGATCTTCAAGCTGACTTTTTATTTCTTCAATTGTCATTTTATCACTCTCCATCTTTGCGCCACAGTTAGAGCAAAATTTTTCCGGAATAAAATAGCTGTTTGTCCAGCCGCATTCAGAGCATTTATGTATCGGATATCTTATGTTAAAAGCTCCAATTTCTTCACCTATAAATTCCCACCGCCCTGTTTTCTGCTCTGACTGAACAGAGGGCAAATTCTTTAATTTTTTTGAGCAGATTGTTATTAGTGCGTCATAGTCAAATCTGTGTTTTTTTAACGCTTCTATCGACAACAAATGTAATTCATATAACGCCGCCTGCCTGCTTATCAAATCATCACTTATTTTTTGCACTTCCTTTCAACAGCTCCGGATTGTCGTGGATGTTGCCGATGACCTCAATTTCTCCCAATGTTTTACCAGTCCAATAACCCACATCTTTTCTATAAGATTTTGAATCAACAAAATCAAAATAAAACCCTAAATTTGATTTAAGTATTTTGTCTGGATGGTTATAATAACCAAATTTTACAACAGCTTTTAAAAATTCTTTTCTAAAGGATATTTTTAAAATATCCCCCTCAAAAATCTTCTTGTCGTTCTTGTCGGTCAGACCTGTATACCGTCCGACTGTTTCAAGCTTCACGCTATACTGATCAATACATTCCGAAGCAAAATATTCATCAAACGAAAACTGCTGGATCACATAATCATCAAGCACCTCAATTCCAAGAAAACCCTCAACCCATTCACCGGTAGTACAGCATTTCCCTCTGAAAAGTATTTCACGTATCTCACGCATTTTCTCTTTCCTCCCACTTATCGCATACAAAGTCACTGCTCGTAAAGTCTGCCCTGTACTCGCTGTCGCCGTTGCAGCATGCACCCGAAAAGTCCTCGTGCCACTTGCAGTTGCCACACTGCACATTGAGAAGCGTTTTCCCTGTACCATAGGGCATGGTAATTTTTGTGTCGCTCATTTGTTCAGCTCCTTCTGTGTATGGTGTGTATGGTTGTGCACCCGTTTTATATTCTTCTATATATTTTTATATATATTTTTTATTTTCCATGTGAAAGGTATATAACCATACACAACCATACACTTTTGCACTGATTATTCTTTTATGGAAATTTTGTACATTTCATAATCATTTGAAAAAACAATTCCACTATAAAAATATCCGGAATTATTCCTTTTGCGTTCAAACCTTTTTTGTATTTCCTGACCGAATTTTGTGTTTGTCAGCTTGTACTCGCCGTTGTCGTCACACCATTTGGTATAGACATTGTACAAATCCTTCGCCTTTACACTTCCGGCAAAGCTCGGTACTGTACACTCATCCAAAAATTTCGATATTGTGTCCATTTCCTGTTTATAATCCGCTGTCGCCTGTATGACTGCATCCGGCTTCTCCAAGCCCTCTTCGTTGTACATCCTCAGACCTTCAAGACACCATAAAAATATACCCTCAATCTCCTGCATGAGTTTGTCTTTGAGCTTCCTGTCAACCTCTTTTTCGGGTATCTGTACGGTGAACGGTATCAAGTGAATGCGCCGCCATATGCCCGTATCCGTCCCCCTGATAATTGGTTTATGGTTAGTAGCCATCCATAATTTAAACTCCGGCTTGAACTCGAATTCGTCTCCGTACAGTTTCCTCGCCGTTACAACATCATCGCCCGTAAGCTGTTTCAGAAGCCCCTCATTCAGCCTTACACCCTCATTCGGCTCAACAGATGTCACGAACCTTGCACCCTTAAGTCTTGCTATATCGCTGTTGGCAGCACTGTTTGTACTGCGTATCATAAGTGTTTCGGGCTGGATATTCGATGCATAATCACCCGCTATGCACCTGATGATATCAAGAAAAGTCGTTTTGCCATTGCGCCCCGTTCCGTAGCAGAAAAAGGCGCACTGCTCATCCGTCAGACCCGACAGACTGTAGCCCGCCGCCTTCTGAACATAACGTATAAGCTCCCCGTTGCCGCCGAAAATCTCATTTAAAAAGCGCATCCACAGCGGACATTCTGCGCCCTCTCTGCGGCTTACAGAGGTCGATTTTGTAACGTAATATTCGGGACTGCACGGGCTGATTTCAAAGCTTTGCAGGTCAATAACGCCGTCGGGAGTATTGAGCAAAAGCTTATTCCGGTCAAGCTTGTTCGGGGTTATCGGCACATAATGCTGTACCTCTTTTTCAAGGGCTTTTTTGGTGTTGTTGCTCCTGCATTTTTTCATGTGCTTTTCAAACTGTTCTGACATATCAGTATCGTTTTCTGCATCATATTCTTCATAATATTTCGCTTCAAGCTTCATCGCATCCGTTGATTTGTCGATGAGCTTCCATATGTAGCCCGTCATGTCATACGTCCACTTGTTGCGGTCGTAAATCATCCATTTTTTGTCGGTGTAATTGTAGCGGGTTCTGTCGCCGAACATGTCATAAAGCCTTTGAGCGTTGCCCGTATCGTCAAAGGTATAGCATTTCTGCACCTGACCTTTTGATTTTATGGTTATTGAAAAAGAATTGTCATCGGGTGCATTCGGCTTGTAAACATTGGTACATTCCGCTATTGCTTTTTGTAAGGTCAATGCGCCGTATGTAGCATTTCCTGTTTTCCTGTCCCACTTCTCACGCATAAGACCTGAGCGGCGGAAAACTGCGTCCATCCTGTCAAAATCCTGCTGAAACCAAAAGGCAAGCATTGCGCAGAATGCCATATCAGCCTCGCTCTGACTGCCGTATCTGTCCTGCCACTTGCCCGCATAAAGGTCGGAAAAAAGCATGCCGTTTTTGCTGTTCATTGCGGCATTCATGATGTCATTGGTATTCAGATTCCCGGCTTCTTCGCTTTGAGCTTCACTGCTTTGAGCTTTGAGCTTTAAGCTTTGAGCTTTATTCATATATGCAATCTGAATGCATTCGGCGACAGCGTCATGCTCAATGACTTCACGATAATCGCCCCACACATTGCCCGTAACGGTGAAATAACGCCCCGTCTGATACATTTCAAGGTCGGTATTTTCGCCTAAGGCATTGACCTGTTTTTTCTTCCATTCGGGGTGAGTTGCGCCCTTGTAGATGATATGCAGACCTGTCCCGCTCGGGGAGATTTCGGTGTAGCTTTTCATGTTGGTGACGATATCAAGCGCAAAGCGGTTCACTTCGCCGTTTTCGTCAATGACATGATCAAGGTCGATACCGCAGTAAGGCGGGGCAAAAACAAAGCCTATACCCTCGACAATGCCCTCGCTCTGACCGACCTTACAGGGCTTGCCGATGGCTGAGAGTGCATCGTTAAAAGTTCCCCAAGTTTCGGGGTTAGTACTGCTTGCGCCGTAAAGGGTATACGGGTTTACGGGCAGTTTATTCATTTTGCCGTTTTTTCCCGGAGTCATCAAAAAGCCCACCCACTGCGGCAGGCTTCTGAGTTCGGCGGGAATATTTTTATAGTTGTCTGCTTCCATTAAAATGGCAGGTCTCCGTCATCATAGATATTAATGCTGTCATTATCAGTGGTTCTGACGGCAGTATTATTCTGTACCTGAGTATCAACCGACGGACTTTGTATTGTGTTCTTGTGTCTGCACTCGGGGTATTTCGTGTCATTGCACCATTTTACTCTGACACTCTTTTTTCCCTGCCACTCGTTATGCTCAACGGTAACAAGAGTGCATTTCCCCCTTAAATCCTCGCCAAGCTCGTTAAGACCTTCATAGCTTTTTCCGCTCGGAAGTCCGCAGTGCTCGCACAGGTTCATGATCTGCTTGTAGCTGAATCCCTCAACCTTTTTATCGTCTTCGGTCTGATTTTCGGGCTTTCTCTCCCATATCGCATGGAAAATATTGCGGTTCTGATATTTCTGCGGGACATCGTTCCTCACTGCAAAACGCACCGAAAAATAAATCGACCCCACCTGTGTTGCGCTTAATCCTGCATGAAGTATGATGCATTCGTAATCACCTTCCGGAATAAGCTCATCATTTGTTTTTGTATAATCTGTTAAAAATGCCATTTTTATTCTCCTTTTATAAGTTTTTTTGCATCCTCTTTACTCCTGCATACTCCGGCAATTGCACCGGCACTTTGCATAGCTTCAAGGAATATTTTTTGTTTCGGGCTTAACCTGCCCTTTGATGTTTTTACTTCAATAAAAAATGCCCTGCCGTCACTTTTGCGAAATCCGAATATGTCGGAAAATCCGACAGGTACGCCGGTACTGAAATACCGACCGTCAGGGGTTTTCATTTTTCCTACATTCATGCGGAATGATATGCATCCGGCTTCTGATAATGCTGTTCGGATTTCGTTCATTATCTTATGTTCTTCGGTCAACTTATCATTCCTCTTTTCTTTGCCTGATAATAAGCCCAGCCGGGTTTGTAACCTTTTTTCTTTGCATAGCTTAACAATTCAGCATAACTGTTGCACTGACCGGGGCTGTCGTAGCTTAATACAAAACCCTCTATTTTTTGCAGGACTGCTTGTTTTTCCTCTTTGACTTCTCGTTTGGATTTGGGCAGAACATAACCGCAAAACGGACAGGCTGATGCTTTTTTTCCGTTAATAATATCCGGAAAAACACGAAAACAGTTTTTACACAGATGTATGCTTTCACCTTCATCCTTTTTTGTATCTTTTTTCTGCTTCGGTCTGCCCTCAAGCGTCCACTGCCTGTCTGCATCGGGAAGCCCGAACCTTGCATAATTGCCTACATGGTCAATAATTATTGCCTGCTTGCCCTCTTTGTATCTCATGCACCTCATGGACTGCTGTATGTAAAGGGTAAGGCTTTTTGTTGGTCTGAGCAGAATCGCACATTCGCAGTCGGGAACATCAAAGCCCTCTGAAATCAGATCAACATTGCAAAGTATATCAATCTGATCGCTTCGGAACATTTCGATAACCCTGTCACGTTCGTCCTTCGGCGTTTCACCGTCAATATGCCTTGCGGTTATTCCTGCGGCATTGAATGCCTCAGCCATTGCAAGGGAATGCCTTATCGAAGCACAATAGCATATAGCCTGTTTTCCGTCTGCAAGCTTTTTATAGTTTGCGATAACATCACCGAAAATGGCTCTTTTCAGCATCACCTTTTCCACCGACTTTGTATCAAATTCACCTCTTACAGTTTTTACCTCAGTCAGGTCAACGATTGACGGCGCATAATAATCATAAGGCGCAAGGTAATGATTGTTTATAAGCCACTTTGCATTCACACCTACAACAAGCTCGTCATTGACATCTTTAAGCCCGCTGCCGTCAAGCCTCACCGGTGTAGCGGTCACTCCCACACGGTGAGCATCAGGGAAGGCTTTGTAAATTTTCATATAGCTGTTTGCCTTGCTGTGATGGTTTTCATCGGTGATGATAAGCGCAGGCGGAGCTATTGCTTCGAGGTGTCTGCAAACCGTCTGAACCATTCCTATTGTGCATAAATCCATATCAACACCCCATGCTTCAAAGGTATTTCTGATCTGATCGCACAGCTCCTTCCGATGAACGATAAACAATACTCTGTTTCCTTTGGCAGTCGTTCTCTTTGCGATTTCGGCGACAATTACAGACTTCCCGCCCCCGCAGGGAAGGACAATACAGGGTGCCTGTCTGCCCTTCCGGTATGCGTCTCTTACATCGTTGATTATGTTGTTCTGGTACTCACGAAGCGGCATTATGCTTCATCTCCGAAATCATGCTTTAATGCTCCCAATGATCTGCCGGCAGTAAAACCGTCAATACATTCATTGACGATTTTTACCTGTATCTGGTTTGCCGCAGGCTTATATTCAAGAAGGACTTTTCCGTATTTGCGCATAAGCATAGGAAGCGTTATATACTCTCCATTATGCTTTATCAGTATTCTGTCCTGCATTTTCTTTTTCCTCCTTCTTCATCTCTCTGTACTTTTTTGCAAAGCAGCTGTAACAGCATTTCTTTTTTAGATGTGTTAAGCTTACATCAATTATCTGCTGTGCTGTTTTGCCGTTTTCTGAAACGATAGTCTTTCCGCATATCTCGCAGCGGTCAGGCTCCGTGCCGCTGTCTAACCAGCATCTGAGCTGTGCTCCCAGCTCGGGAGTTATTGTTGCTCCGAATTTATCAAGGAAGGTCGTATCCTTACTTGCTGTGGCAATATGATTTCTTGCAATATCGAGAACTATATCAAATTCATATTCCGTATCATCACGCTGAACGGGCGCAAGCCCTACTTTAACGGGTGCCATTTTTCCCTGAGCGTTTTCCTGCATGATATAATCCATTTTTGAGCGCATTGTAACGATCGTATGACAGTCAACGGCAAGTATGGTATTGATAAGGTCGTTCTGATATCTGCCCGCTTCGTTCCATGCGGTATAGCTGTTTTTGCCGGGACGTTCGGCGATTTTATCCTTGATATCAAGGACGCCGCCCTCATTGTTCCATGCATGGGAAAGGCTGTCGATTATCACAACACCGTCTGCGCCCACCGTTTCGGCGGCTTCATTTACAAGCTGTTTATATCGCTCCGGACTGTAAGGCGGCGTAAGCGGCGCATAATAAAAGCTTCCTGTTTCCAAGTCTTCACGGTCTGCATAAAACCTTGCCCTTTCGTGTTCGGTGTCGATAAGTACGATTTTGTCCCAGTCTCCGGTTATCCCGTAGGCTATGTAAAGTGCGGAAAGCGTTTTTCCCGCACCGCTTACGCCTGTAAGCGCAAGTCTCAGTTTTGCTTTTTTTCTTGTTACTTTTTCAAGCATGTTTTAAAAACCCCCTTCAATAGTCCCTCTGATTCTTTCCCCCGTTGACTTCAAAAGGTCAAATTCTCAAAAGATTTTACTTTATTACTAAGCTTTGAGTCCTTCCGAGCCTTGCGCCGGGTATGATCTGCCCGGATTTGAGCGCAGATTTTACAGCCATTTTGTTAATCTCGGGATCCTTGTATCTGAGATAATCGTCAAGCCCCTTGCTCATGCACATTTTTATAAAATCCTTTTCGCTGTCAAACTTTGCGGATTCGGCATTGTTCTTGACGGTTATCTTAGCTTTCGGCATGTCAATCTTTGACCTCTTTGACTTGTTCATGCATTCAAGCAGATAGTCCTTCATGCGTTCAAGCTGATTTTCTTTTACTTTGCGCCTGCGCTCAAAGGCTGCCTTTTGCTTTTTAATCAGTTCAAGATCACCTTCAAGCTGTTTGATGAAGCAGGCTATGTTTTCAGCCTTGATATCAAACTCACCCTCAATGGCGTCAAGGGTATCAAACCATGCGGTCTGCATTTCCGCCCTGTAAGCGTCAAGATCGGGGATGATATTGCCGTCATCGTCTATGTACTGCCCGTTTTCGTCCGTCACAGGCTCATAATCTGCGAATGCATCGAAGCTGTCAAAAAGCCCTTCAAACTGTTCTGCATAATCATAAAGTTTCATTTTTCTGTCCCCTCACATAATGTCGCAAAGTTCATTATCAAAAGCGTCAAGCATCTTATCAACTGCCCTTGTATATTCTTTATCGCTCCCGATGCTTTTCACAAAGTCAATGAGCATGGCATATGCATTTTTTACAATGCTGCAATAGGCTTCAAAAACTTCCTTTGTCGCCGGGACTTCAACAGTTTCAACTTCTGTCGTATATGCGGAATTTTCAAGCTGTTCACGCAGGGCATTTATTTCCTTTTGATACTTTTGACGGATGCGGTTCTGTTCGTTTGCGCTTTCCTGAGCCAGTTCGGAAAGCTGCCTGTCGAGATTTCGGACAGCTGCCTTTGCGGTTTTAAGCTCATAGGAAGTATCCGTTCTTTCCATTTCGGTTATAGTTTCTCTTGCCTGTTCAAGCTCCTGCTGCAAGCGCTCATTTTCTGCAAGGGTCTTGGTATCCGTCTCAACTGCGACCTCAACAGGACGGCTTTCAAGCTCGTTTATCCTGCTGTTGGCGGCGTCAAGGTCGTGAGTCAGACTGCGGTTTTTGCTTTTTGCCGACAGAAGGTCGGTTTCGGCAGATATGCGCCGCTGACGTTCGTTTTCTGCCCTTTGTCCGGCAGATTCGCTTTCCTCTTTCAGCCTTGCAATTTCCTCTTTAAGCTTTCGGACGGATATATCCTCAACATTGACATTCTGCTGTATTTCTTCCTGCTGAGACTCGGAGAGTGATGCAAGTAGGGAAAGCTTTGTAATACCAAAATGTTGAATCGATTCAACATTTTTAATTTCTAAAATGTCAGTATACTTGTATGCCATGTGTCTTGAAATACCCACTTCATTCTCGCAGTAGGTTTCGAAGCTCTGATAACCAAGCTCCTTGTAAAGCTTTTCGTCCCTCATTCTCTTGAGCATACAGCACATTTTAAAAAGGTTCTGCTGTGCCATCTGCGCAGTAAAGATAATTTTCTGATTCAGCTCTGCCGCTGTCTTGTAATTTACACTTATTTCATTCATGATCTGCCTCCGTTTCTTTTATTTGAAGGTTGCCCTTCACCAGTCCGCATAAAATCCCATTAAGTTTGACCCTTACAGGTCAAATTGTAAGTAAAATTTCACAATTCCGAAAGAGGTGTTTTAAACCTTGCTTTCAATCCTGTTCCCCCCTCAGCTAAAAGCAAGCTTTCTTGCAATATCATAGACTGCCGCTATGCCGCTGTCGCAGTCAATGTCAATATCCTTTGTTCTGCCGCTTTTGTATGTAATTCTTGCAGCCACCTGAACATAGTTTTCATTCATCATCGGCACGGCCACAGGCTTTATGCTTTCAATGTTCATTCCCTCACGGGTAAGCCTGAGCGTATCACTCAGGCTTGCAAGTATTGCGGTCATGTTTTCGCTGTAACTGTTGACATTCCCGCAAAAATCAGTTATACTGACAATAGATTTGTTATCTGTTTCCGTTGCCGGGACTGCCATCCCGACAGCGGATTTTTCTTTGTCTTTAAACATTGTTTTCTCCTCTCTCACGCCATTCTGTCAAGCAAAAGCTTGTCGTCATAACCGATGTAGTGACGCACAAACAGCCATCCCGTCGCCGTCTCCACAGGCACACCCGCTGCCTTTATGCGGTCAATGATAACGCTGATTTTGTTTGCCGGTTCAAGATATGCCGCCCTGATTTTCTGTTCCTGCTCTTTTGTAAGTTCCTCTATGCTCATTGTTCCTCTCCGATCTCGTACCCCTCTCTTCCGAGAAGGTAGTCTGCGCTGACTCCGAAGTAATCAGCTATTTTCAAAAGGTTCTCAGCTCCCGGTAATGCTTCGCCCTGTCGGTAGCTATTCATTGCACTCGTGCCTATGCCTGCATCGTGAGCCATTCTGCGGTAACTCAGCCCCTGCACCTTATGTGCTGAAAACATCAGATGATTAAGTCTTTCCCGGAAAGGATGATCTTCATATTTCTTTTCTGTCATTTCAATACCTCTTGTTATGCGCTCACACTAACCACTACCCACTACTTTGCCCGTCTCTGAGCTTCATAGTAGCCGGTGCTTATGTCGGTGACAAGCTCGTCCTTGAACGACTTCTTAGGCTTCGAGGACATAGAATCCCGCTCCGCCTGCAAGAACTTGATTATCTTGTCATAATCTGTTTTGGTGTCGAGCTTTGCATCCATCCTGATGCCGCTGTCGGTCTTTATCCTTATACTTCCCATTTTCTGCTCCTCTCATGATTAACCACACTGCAAGCTTAACCGCCTGCATTTTTCGCTCATGTATTTTTATCTTTACACCTGTTTTATTATGCTGTTCCGTCCTCGTTCTGTTTTTCGGCATTCTTCTGTTTAATAAGCTGCTCATACAGATAATTGCTGTATATGCGATTGCAGTTTTGCTGTATACGGTCAAACTCTTCCTTTGTTTTAACTACACAGCTGTCATCAATAAATGACATTCCCTTGCCCTCACCATGACTCATTGACATTACGATAGCCATAAAAGCATCCCCTTTCATCAATTTTTATGCTGTTTACATGCGGCGCATACATCCCGCCGGCATTTCGGACATATGTAATATTCGTATTTGTCAAACCTGCTGACATTCCATTCTGTTCCGCAGTACATGCAGGTTTTGTACACTGCATCAGGTTTTTTTCTCGGTTTCAATTCTGTTGAGTTTCCTTTCCAGTTCATTATTCCGATTTTCGTAAAACTCCCGCCAGTACACTTCATGCCCTAAAGCTTCATCATAAAGCCGTCTGTAGAGTTTATCAAAGTCAAGGCTGTCACCCATAAGGATACTTCTGAGCGTTCTCAGCTTGTCTTCAACGTCACCGAAAAAGTCATCGTCAAGTCCTGCTTTTTTAAGCTGTTCATTATGCAGTGATGAAGCGTTCCATATGTATTCTGTGTAGTAGCTGTCCTGCAAACTAAGCAGCAGACTTATTGCCTCGTTAAGCCTGCCGAGAAGCAGAACACATTCAATCGGTTTGTTCACTTCGTGCATATCACAATTAAATGGATGTTTGCGGCGACAGTCCTGATGTGCCTTATCGATTTGTTTCTGAATGTTTTCAGGCTCTCTGCTCATGATCGTCAATCCTTTCCATAACTGACAGTCTGCACTCTCCGTCCGTCTCTGCATTTCTGAGCTTTGCCGCCTTTATGATTTCCGCATAATCATCGGAAGTGCAGATCAGCTCCCCGGGTTCAATTTCCGTTTCATATGTATCGTAGAGTGAATATTTCATGTCATATCCACCTCGATATTCAGTTCAGCCGCTATATAACAGGCTGTGTTGAAGTCAGCATAAAAGCCGGTGTATTCCCTGTTTTCCTCAGTATGGGGAAGGCTTTTGTCTTTCAGACTGTACACGCCGTACTGCATATTGCCGTCCCTCATTACCTGTTCAATAAAATATGTACTGTTCATGCCGTTGTCTCCTCGTATCTCACTTTTCGTTTTTCGCCGAAGTCTTCAGCAAACATTTGTTCTGTAATATCAATTATCTGTTTGCGCTTTTCCGGCGAGAGCTTTGTTCTTGGATTAGTGAATATCACATAATCATCTTCTTTTTGGGTATCTGCTTTACTCAACTTCCTCACCCCCTCACACCGCTACTTCGTGGCTGAAAAGTTCATCTATTGTTACATCAGGAATTATTTTCTGTATACTGAGAATCTCAGATAAAGTAAGCTCTGTTTTACCAGTCATTTTGTTGCTCATACATTTATCAGTTATTCCAAGTTCCTTAGCAACATCTTTCTTTTTTATTCCTCTCCTTGAAAGTTCAGCTTCAAGAACAGGAAAAAACGGCTTATTCATTTTTTCACCCCACTTTCAAATTCCTTAAACGGAATTTATGATATTATAATAATACCTTTTATGGAATCTGTCAATAGTTTTTTAGAAAATAAATTCCATAAAAGGTATTTTAGTCCTTGACATTTGTGCATTTATGTAATATGATAGTATAAGGGTGGTGAAAAAATATGAATTTTAACGAATTTGTTAATTACAAGCGTAAACAATTAAATATGAGTGTTGATGATCTTGTAAAATTATCAGGAATTCCAAAAGGTACATTAAGCAAAATAACAGCTGGAATAAACACTAATCCTACTCTAAGTACAATTGAAGCTTTGTGTAAAGCACTTAATTGCTCTTTAGATGAAGCAATTAATGCCAAAAAAAGCAACTTCCTTGTTAATCAAGTTGAGGATGATGCTGAAAGAATGAAATTATTACATAACTATGATAAAATGAACGAAAACGCTCAGCACACCTTAGTAGAATACTCTGAATTCATGGTGTCTAAGCGTGAAAATTTAAAAGACGATTATAATTGTGATAAAATGAATGCATAGAAAAAGCCGCTCCCAAAGCTGCGACCTTTGAAAGCGGCAAATGAAAGATTGATTTTCGGAAATCTCAAACCTTTCAATAATATTATAGCGTGATATATCTGCTATGTCAAGGTATATCACCTAAAAAATGAAAGGATGTATCATTATGAACAATCAGCAACCACAGTATTATCAGCAACCACCCCAACCACAAAATTTTCAGCAACCACCTCAGCCCCCCAAAAAAAAGCTAAAAACATGGCAGATCGTGCTCATTGTAATCGGAGCCTTATTGGTTTTGGGAGCCATAGCCAGTGCCGGCAGTAGTTCAGAGAATGAGAACGACAAAAGCAGTCCGGCTTCCTCAGCCTCAGACAATGCTAAGTCCTCTACCGCTGCTTCTGTTTCCGCATCTGACTATCAACCAGTCGATTATCTTATCGTATATAACAATCAGTCAGAGTATAAGGGTAAAAAAGTAAGACTATGCGGACAAATTAATTCCATTGATACTAATATAACAAACGTAACATACATTACTTTTAAAGAAGGTATCTCCGGACTGACAGGCGAAATATATTGTAATTTAGCCGAATCAGAGGGCGAAAATGCTAAATCAAAGTACAAAGAAGGCGATTATGTAGAAATCGGCGGAACGGTCGGAGATTTTTCTTTGAAAACACTTAATATTGAAGATTGCTATGTTTTCTCAAGCGGTGACAGTGTAAAAAATACAATTGATGAATATAAAAAGAAGGCTAAGGACGAAGAGGCTTCCAAGGAAAAGGAAGCGTCAGAGGCTGTTCAGAAAAGCAAAGATGATTTCATCAAGGAATGTAAGACATATACATACAAGGAGATAGCACGTAATCCCGGCAATTTCACAGGCCAAAAAGCAAAATTTGAAGGAAAGGTAATTCAGGTGGCAGAAAGCGGGAATAAAGTAGCTTTGCGGGTTGACGTGACCAAAGAAGAAAATGAATTTGCAAGCGGCGGTTATCTTTACAGCGATACTGTTTATGTTGAATATACAAGAAAAAGTGACAGCGAAAGTCGTATTCTGGAAGACGATATTATAAAAATGTACGGTACTTTAAACGGTACAAAAACTTATGATTCTGTTTTAAAAGCAAATATTACTATTCCATATTTACTTGCAGAATATATTGACATTATTTCTGAATAATTCGTAAAAAAATCGCCCCCGCCGGCACTGGTAATACCGACGGGGGATAAAAGAAAAGCTATGCTAAAACATAACCATATGACAGCTTTATTATAGCATAGCTCCGTTCAGATTGCAAGGAGTGATGATATGTCGTATTGTATATATTTGCGTAAATCCCGTGCAGATGCACAGGCGGAAATGCGTGGTGAAGGTGAAACTCTCGCCAGACATGAAAAGCTGCTGACCGAATTTGCAAAGCGCAGCGGCCTTGAAGTCACTGCCATATACCGGGAGATCGTCAGCGGAGAAACCATTGCCGCCCGCCCTCAGATGCAAAGACTTCTTTCAGAGGTCGGCAGCGGTCTTTGGGAAGGCGTTATCGTAATGGATATTGACCGTCTTGCCCGTGGAAACAGCATAGATCAGGGCATTATCTCTCAGACCTTCCTTTATGCTGATACTAAGATAATTACCCCCGCAAAGACCTATGACCCCAATAACGAATTTGACGAAGAGTACTTTGAATTCGGTTTGTTTATGAGCCGAAGGGAATATAAGACTATCAACCGCCGTATGCAGCGAGGCAGAGTCGCAAGCGTAAAGGAAGGAAAGTATGTCAGCAATAAAACTCCTTACGGGTATAGACGAACCAAAATAGAAAACGATAAAGGCTATACTCTCAGCATTGTACCCGAACAGGCCGCCGTAATAAAAATGATTTTTGAATGGTATACACTCGGTATACCCATGCCTGACGGTACAAGAAAGCCTATAGGCGTTTCGCTTATTGCAAGAGAGCTGAACAACAGGGGCATTAAAGCTCCAAGGGGAGAGGTCTGGACTTCCGTTACGATAAGGGATATGCTTATCAACCCTGTATACGAGGGCAAAATACGCTGGAACTACCGCCCGACAAAAAAGAAAATGATTGACGGCAGGGTTTATGAAGAACGTCCGAGAACCGATAATTATCTTTTATGCAACGGCTTGCACGAGAAAATTGTTTCCGAAGAAATGTTCAAAGCCGCTGCCGATAAGATGAATAAAAACAAAAAACGACCTTACAGAGGAGACAAAAAGCCGAATAATCCTCTTGCAGGTCTTGTGATATGCAAAAAATGCGGGAGACGTATGCAGCGCAGACCTAATCCGAAAAATCCTGATCTTCTTATGTGTAAAGAACCCACCTGTGATAATCACGCCTCATATATTTATCTTATCGAAAAACATGTAATTGAGATCCTTTGCGGATGGTCACAGGGATTTAACATAGAAGGAGTAACCGACACGGTAGTTGTCCCCGATACGGAAAGCCTTATAAACGAAATTGCACAGCTGCGCAAAACTCAGATAAAGCTTAATTCTCAGCTTGACAAAGCCTTTGAAGCCTTTGAGACGGGTGTATATGATGCAGATACATTCAGGAGCCGGAGCAGTGTTATAAAACAGCGGTTGTCCGATACCGCAGACAAGATAAACGAACTTGAAGAGAGCCGTAAAAAAGCGGAAGAAAACGACAGGATAATAAGGGAGTTTATTCCTAAAGTAAAACTGTTTACGGAAATATATGAAAGTCTTACGGATGCACAGACAAAGAACCTTATGCTGACCGAAATAATAGATCATATTGATTATATCAAGGAAACAAGGGGTCACGGGCATGAGGAAGAATTCAATATTACCATTTATCCCCGTCTTCCGGAAGTTTAAGCTTTACTGATATCTTGTTGGGCTGAGTTCTTTAAATCCATAAAGATATCAGTAATGTATTCCCTGTAAGAACTCATCAGTCTCTTACAGGGAATACATATTATTACTTCTTCACTTCGGCTATGATTCCGTCAAAGCCTGCCTTTTTGACTTTTTCAAGATAAGCCTGAGCGTTTTTCTTGTCCGAGAATGCGCCGAGCTGTACTTTGTAAAGTACATTTGTATTTGCCTTTTCCGGTGTCTGTGCCTGAGCTGTACCGCTCCAGTCCGGACGGAAGAAGCTGTGTACCGAGCTGTCCCCGAGATATCTTGTCTTTCGCTTGAAGGCCGATGTCTCAGCCCAATTTGAGCCGGTTGCATCAACATTTCCTTCAAGTGTTGTTATAACATTTCCGCTGACTGCTTCAACAATGCCGATGTGACTGCATGAGTATTTGTCCACTATCGGGCATCCGTCATAAAGGAAGAATATAAGATCGCCTGCCTGCGGCGCTTTCGTTCCCTTTTTGAACCATGTTCCCGTTTTTCCGTCACCGTAACGAGCCGGATAAGGTGCAACACCATAAACTGCCGGCTGATACTTTGGTATAAATCCGCAGTCCTTCATAATTGCCGACACTGCATAACAGCACCAATCGTCAACATATTTCATGCCAAGCTTTGTTTTGCAGACATAAGCGCCGTTTTTGCCGATGTATGAGCGGGCTGTATTCAGGAATTTGTCCTTGTCGCTTACAGTATTAACGGGCTTTGTTTCTGTCTTTTCAGGTGTGTTCGCTGTAGTGTTTGGTGCTTTGTAAGTCACACCGAAAGCCTGACATACGCCCTTTGCAAAGGCTTCACCAATAGTCTTTACGTTTTCAATTATCCACTTTGCAATGGTCGGATTGTCGTGGAAGTCGACCTCTGTGTATACTGCTATCATGTTTGTGTTTGAAAGCTCTGCAAGCTCCGGATACTCACGGATACCATATTCTGTTTTGCCCGGTGTTACCGCCTGTACAGCCTTGTAGATCGGGTTTGCATATTTCATATTCTCGCTTGCCTTTGAATAAACCATGCACATTGTACCGCCGCATTTACCGTTGGCGGCATTTGTATGTATAGGCATATGGAGATCTGCGCCCCATGCATTGGACTCGCTAATGGATTTATACATATCCTGTCCCTTTGGTGCTTTTTTGACGGTGAAGCCGCAGCGTTCAAGCGCAGTTTTTGCGGCATCTGCTATTCTGTTGCACTGCTCCATTTCTGTTGTGTTGCCGTATGCGTACATATTCCCGCTCTGATTTGACGGGCTTAAATAGATTTTCTTTGACATAATTATTCTTTCCTTTCCGCTGAATTTTTCAGCCTTTTGATTATCTTTGTCAAAAAGTCTGGTATCGGTACACCGAGCTTTGACAGGTTTTCAAGTATAGATATCATTTCATTTATAATGAGCCATACAGCTACTAAAAGACCGAACCACATATTATAATTAACTGTGATATTTGCCGCTGTAATGCCGCTGTAAATGAGATAGTCAACGCCCATTGCAACAACAATAAGCGCCATGTATCCGACCTTTTTTACAATGCCCTTTGCGCCTGTTTTGCTTGAAAGATCGCCATGAACCCAAGCCGCCGACATCCCGCTAAGATAGTCAATTATCATCATGACCATAAGCACGATAATAGGCACCGCAAGCGCACCCATGTATACCGCAAAAGCCGCCAATGCCGCTGACATTATCGCCTGTAAGCCTTTATCATTATTTTTCACTTCAATCACCTCCTGCCGCTTTTATTCTGCCCTTTATTTCAACGCTTGACGGCTGTACTTCTGTCCCGACAGTCAGTGTGTTTGTGCCTGAGAGTGTCGGCAGGGCGGGAAGAGTGACATCAAGTTCGGTGTCTTCGATGTAGGGTTCGTATGTGTCGTCTTCAATAGAGGCGAGGCGTAGCATTGGGTAGAAGGTTAGGTTGGTTACGGTGACATCTTTCGATATTAGTATTCTGCTTCTATATTTTAAGTTGCCAGAAAGAGTAAAAGTACTACCACTACCTAATTCATAATTCCAACTACTACCATTAAAGTATTGAATTTTATAACCACCCGTTATACTTCCACCAGCAGGACATCCACTTGTAATATAAACACCTTCGGGGAACACAACGTCGGGATTATTCAATTCAAACATTATAGGATTATTGCCATGATTTGTCCCATTACAAGTCACGCTACCGTTAGCATTCACTGTAAAAGTAATATCATTAATAGTTTGGCTTGTGGCAATAGTTTGAACTAAATTCTTCCTAACCCTATGCTGTTTCTGCTCCTTGTAGTCCACGTACTCCGCCTCGTCTCCTACCATTTTGATTTGCTCGGGCAGGTAGATGTTAGTTGTTTCGGTGTCCGTTCCGTTTGTCACCGTCACCGGCACACTGTATTCTCCTGCATGTTCACCTTCTGTAATCAAATCGCCGACATTTTCGCCGTTTACGGTGTTGCCGTAAATCCTGTAATTCTTGAGGTCTTTCCCCTTGCCCTTGAAGGTCAGCGGCGGGGAACCCTGTATTGTTCTGTTCTTTTTGCTTTGCTCATAATAAAGCAAAAGCAGCTTTTTTGCTCTTTCCGTCATTCGATCACCTCCTGTTTCGATACGTACTCACTCATTTTCGACAACCTCATACCATGCATCGGAGGTCATCTCATACATATAGACCTTAGCGCTTGCCTCTGTTTTCCAGTCTGCGACAAATGCAAGCGCACCGGTCTGGACATTGAAAAGCGACCCGTTAGCAAGCAGCGGCGCACAATGCGAGCGTGTCAGTATGCCGTTGAGCTTTGGGATATCGTCTGCAAGCAGGATGTATTCACCGCTTTCACTTTGCCTTATGCTGCCGAAGTCCGGCGCATCCGTTTCATTAAAAACCATTCCGAGTAAAATAACTTTGTTCATAAAATCATCCTTTCGATTAATAAATAATAATAAAATAATAAACTTTCTGCCATCCTTGGCACAAAACCTTGTCGTCCTGAGCGCAGCGAAGGATCTTATTCATTAAGTGACTTTATCGGAAAGATTCCTCACTGCGTTCGGAATGACCTCTTTGCCAGACTTTGAGCTTTTAAAGGGCTTTGAAACTCCCAACGCTCAGAATGACATTGGTTTGATTAATAATCATCAATAGTCCGACCGAATTCTTTATTTACTTGACTCCAAAAGGTCAAAACCCGTCAAAAAAATTAAATTTCCATCAGCGTGTTGCTGTCAAGCGCATAATACTTAGTGGAATTGATAGAAATAATCTGATCGGCTGTAACAGTAGTCGAATCTATTATTTTACTTGTTTCAAAAGCTCTGTTTGTTGTACTGCCTTCAACAAACGTTTTTGACTTTATCAGTTCGATTTTTGTTGAATCAGAGCTGTTGTAGGTAAAAGGCAGTCTATCAACTTTTTGGTACACCTGACCTCCGGTTGACACAAAGTCGCTTGTCATTATACTTGTTGTGCCTGCCCCAACTGCACAAGCCGAAATAGCGTTATTTTTAATTGAAAGCCATTTCTTGTTTGGTGAACTTAAAATTGCATTGTGCGCAGCTAATTTCAGATATACACTTTCACTATTTGCCATAACAGAAAATTTCCATGTTCTTGTTTCTTTAGCATCATAATCATATGAATTGCCGCTGAATAAAAAATCTATATTTCCGCTATAAGTTGAACTGGAAACTATATATTTATAACAATTCGATGATAATGCGCCGTATCTTGTAAATGTAATTGTATATATTTCGTTAACAGAATCGCTAACAGAAAGCGTAAAAGTTGGTGTATTTGAATCATAAGCAAACTGCGTTTCAAGGTCTTTTGTTGTGCAGGTTATTCTGCTGTCTGCCGCTGTAATTGCATTGATAAAAGCCTGTAAAAATTCAATTTCCGTCCCGAAAATTGAAATTGATTTTTCTATATAACTCATGTTTCCCCTCCTGCAAGTGGTTTTTACTCAGTATCTACTGTCAGTGTTGCCTGAATCGGTGTTATAGTCAATTCTTCAGCTGTGTCAATTTCAGTGGTGATATATCTTGTATCACCCTGCCCGCCGGATGCAGCGGTTATTCTGCCGCAGATCTTTTGCATACTGTTTTTTAGTGTGCAAGGATAGGTATATTTCGGCTTTATCGTAGCTTTGATATTATTCATTTCCTGCCTCCTGGGTCAGTACAGTTTTAACGACTGTCAAAACAGCATCTTCTATTATCGGATGAATACCGTCCTGTTTTTGCAGACCTATACCATAATGATACTCGCCTTTAAGTCCCGATGTATCGGATGGAGCAAAGGCAATGTCATACCCGTTGCCGCTGCCTATTCCTACATCGTAACTCAGAACATACTGAGTATCATCTATATTTCTTTTAGCCCGGAAAAGCAGCTGTTCACCGCTCTGGAGAGTGTAGATATCGCCGTTTTCGTCATAAAGAGTAATGCTTACACCATCTGCAAAGCCTGCTCTTACGGTTATGTCAAAGTTTTCGCTGACAGGATAATCAACGATAAGCCCAATGCCGATAATACTGAGCCGTTCGCTGTTTTTAGTAAGCACTATTTCACATTGATATTCCCCGACAGGACGGCAGAAATCAGCCGGCAGAGTAAAGCTGACTTTCCCGTTCTGTGCATTCATTATTGTCCCTGCCGTTTCAGCGGAAGAACCTATCCTGCTGAGAGTAATAGTATAGCCTGTCAGGTCAAGCATCTGATCTGTAACCTGTGCATTTGAAACGGCAGCCACTATTCCGCTTTTTTCGACTATATCAAAAATGACCGTCCTGCTCGCAGATTCACCAAGGACGGCATATAATTCTACTTGATTTTTCTCATATGCTTTTATTTTATATTCATTTACCAATTCAGATTCCCCTCCATGAAGCTATCAGACCGTTTATAACACTCAATTCAAGAGTTTGTCTGCTTGCAATAGTGCCGTCAGGATTCGTTATAAAGGATCTGAACGCAATGAAATTATCTGTGACAGGCGTTGCTCCGTTTACCTTAACACTTGTCAGATTCCCGTTTACCTCAAGATCACCGTTAAAAATAAACTTTTTATTGTCTGCTTCATAACGCAGAACGTTATTGTAAAAACCTGTAGTACTGTTGTACACGGACCATGTCATAGCGTCTCCGTCTTTCAGGTTGAATGTTACACCGTAAGTGTTCGCACCTGCCGCCTTGGTGACACCGATACTGCCGATCTCTTTCATATTATCGTTTTCATCGGGACGGAAATAAGTAACTCCGCCGTTTTTTATATGCATGAATTTTTTACCGTTTTCATCATTAACGGTGATGGTGTTTGTATTGCTGTCAAGCACCATTGTACCGTCTGCGGAAACAAGCTTGCCGCTTTGTATTGTCCAGCCTCCGATATTCCCTGTTGTGCCTATTATTTCAACACCTCTGAGCGTACCTGCACTGATCCAGTCCGCAACAATACCGACGGCAGCAAGAATTTTTGTAACTGCGTTTCCGCTGCTGTCCATACCCCTCCATGTCTGCCCGCCGTCATTGGATACGGCAAAACTGTCAACGGTTTTTTTCCAGATGATTATACTATCAGCAAGAAGCGGCTTGTCATGCTGATAGACAATTGTACTGCCGTCATTCTGCGTTACCTCAGTCTGATAGAAGCCCATAGCGTTTGCCGTAAGCATAGAAAACTGCTTTGCCCTTACATCGTATTCGGATATTTTTTTATTTATCCTGCGGTCCGTGCGGGCTGCTATTTTGGCGCTGAGACTTTTTCCTGCACGGTGTTTTTCTCTGACTGTCTCTGCATCGCAGAACACTGTCATTTTACCGTCAAGACGATATATCATATTGGTCACAGGCGTTCGGTATGTATTCCCTTTCAGATCGGATACTGTAACGATGTCCCCCGCTTCAAGCGACGGGTCAGATATGATCTCAGCAGAAAAAGGTGTAAGCTCTTTTCCTATAAGCAGATTATTCCATACAGCTGCACTCAAAGCAGACTGGTTTTCCGCAAGCGGATTATCATCTATCATCAGACAGTAATTATCTGTGCCTTTAATCCAGACATTATCACTTGTGTCAGTCAGCTGTACACCGCTTATTGTGACCGTTCCGCTTAGCTTTTGTCTTTCGGTCACTTCATAATTTGTACTGTTATACCAACCGATTTTAACGGTCCCGTCCGTATCAGCATAAACAAAACGGCAGCAAAGCTGAGCAATATAAGACAAAACATCTCTGCAAGTAGTACTTCCGTCGATCTCATTTCCAGAACTTATAACAAGGCCTGAATTATCAAATCCAGTACTTTCATATGGAACACCGCAAAAAGCGCATATCCTCTGATAAAGATTTCCTAATGTTATCGGGAAGGAAATATTTGACTCGCTGAACGGAACATCCGTCTTTGCCAGATTATCAAATGCTGTGATCTTGATATAATTCTCATCAACAGTTATTTCTTCCGCTGTAAAAATACCTTTTCTTATCCATTCGGGAGTAAGTACACCTGTATAACTTTGCCCTGTGATAAGACCTATCCTCACATCAAATACAGCGTCCTCAAAGCTCATATTGTCATAAAGTCCGCCGCTGTTGTCTATCTCAAAATCAAGCTGACCTATAATTGCATTGCCTATAGAGAAGCTTCCTTCATCTGATCTGCCTGTTGTAATTACGAGACTGCTTTGCATAATATTGTCGTCTGTAAGTTCTGCTGTAGTGTTATCGGAAAATGTTACAATTATTTTTGCCGTGAACATTCGTCCCGACTGTTTTATCAGTTCTTTGTATAATGAAGAAGTGTTCTGCATCAATTCACCTTCCTTACATTTCAATAAAACTGCACGACATTCCGTTTATCCGGATATCGTCCGAGTTTGGTATAATATAGCTGCCCTCAGTCAGATCACCGGTGTAAAAACGTCCTGTTACCTGCTTTGCCGTAAGGATATCTGGATACGTCAGATAAACCGCCGCTCCGCTGTTTTTGCAGAGCTGCGCAACGGTTGAAGCCTCTGTGCGTGTTAAAATGCCCCATGTAAAAGTCAGCGTCCGCTTCTGAGAAATTATGTCTTTCTGCATTGCACCGCTGCGGGTACTTCTGCCGCTTTCCTCACTGGACAGATCGGCAAAGGACCATACAGCCGATACAGGCGGCGGCAGCGGTATGCCGTTCACTTTAAAAACACTCATGTTACTGCACCCCCGTATCTGCGCTGTTTTCTTTTGCGTACTTTTACAAGCTTTCGTTCAACAACTTCACCGTCAATGATAAAGTTGTTCTGGAATATATTTTCTTCATGCTCAAGCAAAGAAATTATCTTCAGCAGCAGCCTTATTATTTCCGGATTGCCGCTGTGGAGCATTGATTCAAGCTTACTGAGAGGGGAAACTACCTCCGGATCGTGAGAAGCTCCCTTGTTATCACCGACCATTGCAAGAGTAGGCGCTTTTACAAGACCGCCTTTTGCAAGATGAGGTATGTATGAAGGCTGAGAGGGCATCGTAAATCCCCAGTCCTGCCCAAGAGCCTGTCCTATCTTTGTCAGGATATCTCCAAATCCATCAGCAACTCCGGCAACAAAATCATATATTCTTGCCCATACGGTATTTATACAGTCAATAATAAGATTGAAAGAGCCCTTTGCAAATTCACCCATACCTGCGAAGCTGTTCTGGAAACAGTTCTTTATATCATTCCATGCACTGTCCCAATCGCCTTTGAAAACATGAGTTATGAAATCAATAAGATTATCAATGCTTTTAAAAAATTCATCAACAACATTTTTTATAGTGCTGAAAACTGTTGTGAAAACAATTTTTAGCTGTTCAAGTACCTTTTTGAGATTTTTTGAATAATAACTTATCAGCTTATCAAGTACTGGCTTCAACACCTTATTCCAGAACGGTTCGATGATCTGTTTCCACAGCTTAGTGAGCGTATTGCCCGCAGACTGAAATACCGGTCGGATACAATCATTCCATCCGCTTTGTAAAGTGCTTGTAAATGTATCCCATACAGGCATTATAAGCTTATGGAACACATTAAGAAAAGTCGTTCCTATGTCGCCCATGACCCCGCAGAAGCTTTCAAAAATTTTTTGTCCGTCAGTATTCCACCATCCGGAAATGTCGCCGCCAACGTCTGCAAAAGCCTTTCCTATGCCGCTCATGCAGTCGTTTACTATCTGCTGTACATCATCAAATGCCATACCTATGATGCCGCTGTTATCCTTTGCCCACTGTGCGGCTGCGCTTGTTGCGATCTCAAATCCGCCGGAAATTACAGTGCCTACAGATCCGGCAAAGGTCGTAAACCCTGATAACATACCTGCAATGGCTTCCTCTGTCTTTGAGCGCATTCTATCAATACTTTCGTTCAGAGTATCAAACATAGTACCCGCAAAGGCAGAGCAATTGTCAATGCCGACGCTGATATTACTGCTTATGGAAGTAATGAATTCAGATATTCTGTTCTTGTCTTTGCTGAGCCATTTTGCCAAACCGCCGGAAGCTGTCTGTATTGCACTGGAGACAGTTCTTGTCATGCCGCCAAGCATTGTGCCGATATAGGCAAGCTTGCTCTTAGCTATCCTTGCGGTACCCTCAATGCTTGCATTTGCTATGGGTTGAAGATCGGTAAAGATGGACTGAAAATTCTTCCTGATCTGCGGAAAATCTATTTTATCAAATTGTTTCCTGAAACTATCCACAGCATTGCCGAGACCGCTCGACTTGTAGAGCTTTCCAAGCTTGCTTTTGATAACATCAAGCTTCTTACTCATGTTGTCAAGCTCGCCGGATGTTTTTGAAACGTCGGCTGACATCGGTGCTGCGGCAGGATCCGATGAGGTCTGAACGTTTGTGTTCTCGTCAGTTTCTCCGACTTCCTGTTCTGCCGACAGAATATTCAGCTGATCAAATCCTGCAACCGTCTTTTTCAGCTTTTCGGCCGCCTTTGCAGCAGCATTGATATTTTCTGTTCCTTCACCGGCATTCTCGGCAATACTGCTTATACTTTGAGCTGCTGAATTCCCTGATGAAGTTACTTCCGACAAATCCCAGTTAAATAACTTTGCCATTTCCTGAGTCGCCGTTTTTGCGTACTCTGTCAGTTTCTGTAAAGCTGCTGTAAGCTTTTTTACAACAGCGGTTGCAGCCTTTAAGACAGGCTGTCCTATAACCGCCTGAAACTGTTTCCATGCTTCTTTAAGATTGCCCGTAACGTTTTCCCATCCGTCCGCTTCACGGGACGCCTGCCCCATCGCTCCTGAAAGCTTGTTTGCATCCTTGACCATCTTAAGCAGTGTAAGCTGCTTTTGTGCTTCCGACAGGTCTTTGAATGACTTGCCATACAGCTTGTTGGCAGCGGCATTTCTTGTTGTCTCGGTACAGGATATTCCCAGCGCTGCATCGTTGGCATAGTTGCCTTTAAGGAATGATTTAAGACTTTCAGCTGTTTCTTCAAGTGAACGGTCATAATAGGCTGCACTGTCCGCCGTTGCCTGCAAAGCGTCCTGCATCATGGTCATAGCAGCTGCGCTGTCCATACCTGATGTTTTCGCAAATGCATATATTGACGTGCCTACACCTTGCAGACGGCTTTCCAGTATGCCGCTGTTTTTTGCGACTGTACCTATTGCACTGCGGGCTTTTGCTTCAAGTTCTCCGAAGGTCTGAGACATCTGAGAATTAGCAGCGTTAACCTGCGCTGCTGATTCAATGCTTTCTTTTGCAAATTTTGCAAGTAAAGCAGTCGAAAAAGCGGCAGCCATAGCAGAACCTAATTTTGACATAGGTGCTTTTAATTTATCTCCAAGCCCTTCAATCTTTTTTTGCAGAGGCTTTTCATTGCCTGTAATATCCACAGAAATATGACCTACAGAATCCGCCATTTTATCACCTGCCCTTCCTGAACATATCAGCAATCTGTCTGAGGAATGCGTCACGTTCTTCGATAGTTTTTATGTTTGCTTTGTCTGATGATCTTTTACGCTTTATCCAGTCATTTCGTATCCTGTGCTGTTCCTTTGTGAAATGCTTTAAAGTCTCACGATCCTTTTCGCTTCTTATGCGGACAACCCTGACAAGAGGGCTGTCCGCACCAAGACCACACAACAGAGATGAAAACTCATCCCACGTCATATTCTTAAAATCATCGGAGTAAATGCGATACCCGTACTCCGACATAAACGAGCTGACTATAAGGTCAAAGTCGTCTATCAGGTCGTAGTACGGGTCAGAACTTCCCCCTCGATGTCTCCTGTAATAAGCTCTATAGCAGATTTAAAGAATGTTATGAAATCCTCAAGGCTCAGGTCAAGGCTTTCAAGCTTTTTTATATCCTCTTCAGATACAAGCTCATTAATAGTGTCCATGATATCATCAAGCGAGACATTTGCTTTATTCAGCTTAGGCATTAGTTTGAGTATAGAAACAGCACGATTGTTTACGGTTATTTCAACATCTTTGATCTTTATTTTAGGTTTTTCGGCAAAATTAAGTTTTTCTGTTATATCAATTACCTTCATTATTGTTTTTCTCCTTATGAAGCGTCTGTAAAAGTGGGTTTGCCATTAGACATTACCTCGAATTCAAGCGGAGCCGCAGCAGTACTGTCAGAAGCACCTATATTGGTCACGCTGATAACAGCATTTGCAAACGTAATGTTTGATCCGTCAGGCAGATCCCAGACGAATGGCTTTTCTGCTTCCCTTCCGCATTTGCCGGCGAGAGATGCGACCAGATCGTTGCCCGGATCACCTACATTTCTTTTGCCGGATACAGATATAGTGATGCCCTTGGATGTCATGAGCCGACGGATCCAGCCCCCGGATTCAAACGGAGTCCATTCCTCGATGCCGTTATCAATGCTGACGGAGAAGCTTTCCATATCTGCAATGGTTTTGTTTTCGATTTTAAACTGATTTTCGTAGCAGGGATATACCCCTGTAAAAGTTTCAGGCATAAATATTACTTCCTTTCATAGTAAATTTCAAATTCAATGACCCACTCATAAACGCCGTTATCATCCGTGTCAATGCTGACAGGTTCAGCTTGAAGCAGGTCGATAAAATAAACGTGTGTATCGTCAATATCAAAAGAACGAACCGCCCTGAGCTGTCTGTACAGCTCATAAGCGGCTCGTTCCGATTCGTTCTGATTTTTATTCCAGTGCAGCTTTATTGATATGCGCCGCACCTCATAGCTTGATTCCTGTCCGATAGCTCTTGTAGGCGGTCGGGGTGACAGCTGAAAAACACCTAAAGACTTTTCCTTGTCGTTCATCTTTCCGATATAATAGTTTTCGGCAGCGTCAAAGTCCTTGATCCAGTCCCTTATCTGATTCAAAAAAAGCATTTGTCCTCCTCATTTCAGTCCTGCATTTCTGCGATACAGCCGCTTAAAAGCCTTTGCACAAAAGTCCTGCTTGCTCCCTCCCGGAAGCCAGTCCTCAAACCAGTGATCTTTAGCGTTGGGGTTGCCGTCATGCTTTATCTTTTTCATATATTTTTTTCCTTTGGCATTTATGGCGTTCTCATACGAATACCATTTTTCCTTGTGAAATTTCATACCGTCCGGATTGAAGTATACCCGCCTTGCATACGGCGCAGAATGTACAAGCCTGACCCTGCCGCTTCGTGAGTCCTTCAGATCAACAGAGAAGGCTTCTCCTTGCAGATTTCCTGTATCTCTCGGTATGACCTGCGCCTGCTGCACTTCGGTTTTCAGCGCTTCGGCAGTCTGTTCAAGACTTCTTACAGCGGCAGCGCTGAGCTGTCTCATTTTCAGCTTGTTTATCGTAAACTTTGAATTGACTTTCATTTCAGATCCAACCTCGTATAATTTACGCTCCCGTCAGGATTTCTCGCTTTCATTCCCTGCGCTATTCTCCGGCGTTCACCGAAAATAACGGCTTCTCCGTCATTTATTACCGCCTGACCGGGTGCGATATCTCCTATAAAAAACGCCTGTCCGGTGATCTCTGTAAGCCTCTTATCAGGTGTAAGGACAGTTTTTGCACTGTCCTGATAATTACATACGCCTGTAAATTCAATGTCGCACAGCGGCTCTCCGTCTTCGTCATTGCCTTCCCGATACAATCTGACGGTGATCGGGGTTTTGCAGAAACGCTTGTCAATAAGTGAAGGATACCTCATTCCATACCTCCCGCATAACAAAGGCCAGTTGACATAAGGCGGGCATATGTAGTCAGCGGCATAATAACACCGCTCTGACTATACACTGTTGAATTAAACCTGAACTGCATTGAGACCCCGTTTACGCTGTATGACGCAAGCGGAGTCTCAATCATATCCTTGTTTTCGTAAAGGAACCGGATGATCTCACAGGTACATTCAAGAATAGTGTTCTGCTGATATGGCGTAAGGTTCTCCCATCCTACTGCATGGATCCGGTTATGTGTGATAACATCTATCATTTTTTCGGCTTGATATATCAATTTACATTTTATCGATATAAAATCTCTTCCTTCACCTGCGAAGAAACATTCAAAAAGGTCGCTGTTTTCATTAATGTACATCTGATCACTTCTTTTTCTGTGCAAGATCTTCTCTGAGCTTATTATTTTCCTCAAGAAGCTTCTCATACTCCCTGTACGGTACAGTTGCGGTCGGACTTCGCTCGATAACGTTAAAATTATCATCAACGATATCAAAGCCCTTTGCAAGATAAACTTTTTTTGTTTCCTCGTTCACCTCATAGACTTTATTGTCTTTTATTGCCTTCAAAACAATACCCCCTTACTTATGCCTGAGCGTGGATGATGCAGCCCTTTGTAAAAAGATGATCTATTGCAAACGTATCATTGAGTCTGCGGTTCTGATACAGATATTTGTCCGCTGTTCTTGAATCCGTACCCGGAGCGAAGAAATGTATGTAGCTGTACTTTACACGGCTGATCTGACATTCAGGATCTATCAGAATGTAGTTTATCTGCTTTGCGCCCGATGCAGGAACACAGCCGTCAGTAAAGTTGAATGCAGACTTAAATCGGGCTGACGGAACGGTAACGATATTCTGGATATCGTCAAGAGTGCGTACACGCCTGTCAACACCGCCGCCTGATTTAACATCAAGCGTTCTCTGTATGCCCTCGGCATTTTTGAGAAGCTTTTTATATCCCGCAGTGCAGAAAAGAACAAGTCTGTCGAGCGGAACGCCGGCATCCTCTATTATCTCAAGATTCCCGTCAAAGTCGGAAAGTACATTGGCGGCGGTCAGCGCAGTTGTCTTTATTGTCATATTAAGTCTGACCGCTTCACTGTAGATTTTTGAATAGGTGTAGCAGTCAAGTTCCGGTATCGCCTGAGTTTTCTCAAAACGGTTCTGTATATTGGCGATCGAAAGGATGTCGTTTGTTTCATCGACGTCCATCGGGTCAACAGCAAACTCAACGTCACGATCATGTGCAAGGGCTTTCTGTTCAAAATCGTTGCTGTAGGAGCCTGCGTTGTAGCTCATGGAAGATCTGCTGTGATCCTTATATCCGCTTACGCTGAGAGTCGGTATCTTGATGTATTTTGTGTTCATAACGCTGATATCAGTGTTTGAGTGGAACAGCGGATCACTTGTCAGATCCTGTGCGTAAAGCTCACGGAGTTTGTTTTCAAACCTTGTAACATAGTTAATAGTATTGGGCATAATTATCTACCTTCCTTTCATTTTTTCTTTCTTATGCCAAAAATGGAATCCAGTTTATCATCATCAGCGGTCTTTCCACCGGAGCTGTCTGCGCCGACCTTGAAACCGCCTTTTGTCTTTGATTTTTCGTTTTGTGCTGCTGTCCATGCAGGATATTTCTTTGCAACAGTCTTTAGTGCCGCAGAAATATCACTGCCGTCCTTTTTTACGATGTTCTCGGCAAGGATAACGGCATCCTCAATAACTTCCGGCACAAATCCGAGCTTCATTGCTTCAAGCTGAGTTGTCAGTCTGAAATTTTCTTCTTTAAGCGCATCGACCTCTGACAGGGCAGGCGGAACATTCTGTTCTGTCTGACTTTCAGCGGCGGGTGCAGGCGTTTCCTGCTGCTCTGTTTCGCTCTCTGCCGGGTTCTGAGCAGGCTTTTCTTCCTCGGCAGGTGTTTCCTTTGCTTCGGTGTTTTCCTGCTCCTGTGTGTCCTCTATGGGCATCTGCATTGGTTTCTTTTCTTCGGACATTTCTTTTTCTCCTCTCAAAAATGTAATTTATATATTAATCACGCTGTCCTGCAATTGCCTCCTGACTTAATTTCATAACTTCTGACAGTTCCATCTGATCACCTCCTTCAATTTTTTATTCTTAATGCTTTTGCCTTTTCTCTTTCTGCGTGCTTCTTCAGCTCCTTTGCTATATACAAACAATCAAGATATGATTGATACAACACTTGTATCCTATACGCAGTTGCCGGATCACCTCCGTTTCTGACTTTTGCTTTCAGCTTGTTTAGTTTTTCTTTCAAACTCTGAGCCGACGCATAATAGTCATCCGACCATTGTGTGAAGTATTCTTCCCTTGTCATGCTTCACCCTCTTTCTTTTTATTTTCTATCTTATTTTCTATCGCATTTCTGCGTATACGGTTCAGCTCCAGCTTATTCAACCCGCAGATTGAAAGTTTGCGTTTTGAACTATTGATAATATTCCTCACAGACTTTAAAAGACAGTCTTCTTTTTTGGCTATATCTGATGTTTGCAAACCATCTATATAATACATTCGCATTATTTTTGCATCTTCTTCCGGCAGCCTTTTCAGCGTTTGCTCAAACTTGTCATTCAAGTTTTTAATGTAGCTTTTGCCGGTTATTGCAAGTATATACATTTCACAGTGTTTTTTCAAACGTTTTTCCGCCATACGCAGATGCTTGTAAACCGTTACTGTACTGATACCGATTTCCTTAGCTGCTTCAGCAGCGCTTTTATTTTCGGCATAGAACTTCATAAATACCGACAGCTGCTTTTTCGTCAGAATCTCAGGCAGTGCTGATATGTAAAATCTTTTCATCCGGATATAATCATCATTCTCTTCATTGTGCTCAAAATATTTGTAGTCATCATAGGAACACTTATCAATTGATTCCTTACTATTATAATGCATAATAGCAGTGCGCATTTTCTCAACCCCCGCACATTAAAAAAGCACCCTGCAAAGGACATCAATATCCCCCGCAAAGTGCTGATTTATTAGATTTTTATAAGACAAATTTGCAGAAACTCTGCAAAAAAGCCGTTTAAATTCCCCGATTTTCCCCAATTATTCCCCAATCACGGCATAGAAAAACCGCCCCGGAAGGCGGTTTTCCTAATCCATAGATAATCCTGCTTCTACTCTCTCACTTGCACGTTTGCTTTGCTCCAGATAGTGTTTATAACTCTCCTGTGCTTCTGGCGGAGCATCAGATTTAATAGTGAAAACTCCATTATCTTTTTGATAATACCAATCTTTATTGGACATCCAAAAATAATCTAATTTTCTCATAAATTACACGCCCCTTTCAAAAGTCTAATAAACTCTTTCGTAAATTCATTTGGCTTAGTCTTATCCATACTGAGTACTTCAGGAGTAATCTCTTTATAATATTTCGGTCTAAATGATTTATCGGCATATTTTTCAGGCAAATATACAGAATAAGTTGAAACATTTTCCTTAAGATAATACAACATTTCATTATCTGATAAATCCTTGTTATAAATATTATAATACGCTTTTTTGGCAATGTCAAACCCTTTTTCACCGTATTTTTTAGAAATCAAATGACCGGATTCATGGTATCCGATTCCTTTAGCATCATTTGTTGCTAAATAGTTATCAGCAGATAAATATTTATTCGTTATTCTGCGATTCCTGAGTGCTGATCTGTCAAAAATAACAGAACTGCCCTCTTTACTCGTTTCTGCTAAATCTCCGGTAATCATATCACGAAATGTAATAGTTAGTTTATCTGAAAGAGCATATTCTTGTCTGACTTCATACAATGCGTCAATCTGATCTTTCAACACACTGATATCACCGTCAAATTTCTTTACATCGTAAACATTTATACCTTTATCATTCGCATATTGAATTATATCTTCAAATTCTTTTTCCGTATGTAGAATCGGTACAGCTGAACTTAAATCCGAAGGAACATCATCACTTTTGCTCATTTTTGACATGCGTCTGAACTGCTCCGCCTTTTCTCCGAAGGCTTTCGCCCTTGCTCCGTAGATACGCTTGTTGTCCTCGTCAAGGCTGTAGCGGCTCATGCGGTCATAGCGCTTTTCCTGCCGCTCGCAGTAGCCTTGTTTCTGCTCAGTTTCATACTGCTGTGCCATTGCGTCAAGATCATCGGCAGTATACTGACTTCCTTCCGGAGGTGTTGTTATTCCCTCGAAATATGTACTGTGGACATCCTTGCACCGGGGATGATACAAGCCCTTCTTGATCGCAGCCGATAAAAGCGGATATCTCAGACCTGTCACCGGTGAGATGCCTTCCTCAGTTCCCGAAACTGCCTGACCACCCGACCATACATCATCAATAAATACCTTGCCCACAAACGGAGCGCAGCGGGGACAAGGACAGCTTCTCTTGTTCATGATGACCGTAGGAATACCCCATTCATCACGCATACTGCCCTCGCCTTGAAGATAAGCTCTTTTATTTGCGGTGCGTATAGCCATGTCCGCATAATCCTCTAAGGTGTGTCTGCTGCCGTCCTTGTATTCAACACAGTCAAGACCTGCCCGGAGAAAATCACGGGTCGCCATGTCAACAGCCTTCTGATACGTTCCTGCACCGGTGTTTGCATAGACCTGAGAATTGAATATTACCTGTCTGTACTGGTCATCAGCACGTCTCAGAACTGCATATTCAGCCCGTTCCATATCGTTGTCCACAGCATTTATCAGTGCATCAAGCTTGCGCTCGTTCACTCCGAAGAAGCTTCCCTCAAGCTCCATATCGCCGCTGTACGGCATTTTTGAAGGCTTAAAACCCATCTGTATTGCCTGTAAAATCTTCCTCTCCTGCGCCGTCCTGCCGTCACCGTAAGACTTTCGCAAAGCTTCCTCTATCTGAGCATTCAGCTTGTTGAATCTCGGCGGAAACTTTTTCATATTGCGCCGCCGGTAATCCTCAAGCGCCCGAAGCTGCAAAGCCTGCCACTGCTCCCATTCAAAGCCCAGTCTGCTTTCCTCTGCCTGATGCAGTTTCAGATTTCGCATCATACTGCTGATAAGCTCATCCTCAATTGCTTCAAAAGCTTCGGACAGATCATATGCCATAGATCATCACTCCGTAAATACAGGCTCATTCAGCATTTCTGTTCCCGTCTGAGCCTTTATTCTCTGCACCTCGGCAGCTTTCCAGTCATCATCCTTAGTATCGCCGTACAGTTCATCGACAGCGGCTTCTATACTCATGATACCCTGAGTGCGTCCTTTTCCGACGGTCTCAACCTGACTTTCAAATGACGGATTCGCATATTCACCGAATGGTACGTCAACATCAATGTCCGGCAGTGGTTCATCATTTGCTACTGCAATAACATAAAAAACTTTTCTTATCAGCTCAGGTATAGCCAACTGCAAAACACCGACTATTTTATTCCGGGTATAGAGCGTTGTTTTTTCCTTTTCCCTCTGAGCTTCAGCATTGTCAAGTTTTTTGACGTCAATTCCAAGCGTAGAAGGTGAGATAATTCCTTGCAGACACAGGTCAAGCGCCGTTATATATGCGGCAAGATAACTTTCATGCGGTATATCCGGCTGAATAAGCTCCGGACGGGGCGGAGTTGTTGTCTCCTGAACGGGTCCGCTGCTTTCGATAAAAATATTATCAAAGGGATTCGGTTTCAGATCCTCTCCGGTGTAGGGGTTTTTCGGACTGTAGGCAGGCGGAAGAAATTTCATTGGTCTGCTCTGCCGTACAGCGTAAAGCCACTGTGACCATATTTCGTCAAGGCTGTCAAAGTTGTCGCATTTACCGTCAAATATACTGCGTCCTCTGCCTTCATAGATACTGCCGCCGCAAAAATACAGCGGTACTGCCATGAGAACTCTTTTATCAAATGTTACATCGACAAGTTCTGATGTCTGAGGCAGGCAGGAAAGATCGACCTTACTATTTCCCTTCATCAGCTCATAGCGCACATAGCCGTATCCGTAATGTTCATATAAAACATATGATGAAGCGTTTTCTCTGTAGAACGTCTTGAAAACTATCTCGGTGATACGTCCTCTTTTGTACACAAAATCAACTTTGTCACCGGGATAGAACTCAATGATAGGATCGGACGAAATTTCCCCGTCAAGGCTTATTTTGAATGCGCCGTCACCTATAACAAGAGTTTCCGTCACCGCCTTGCCTATCAGGGTTTTAAATTCGTTTTCCTTTACAATGCTGTCCCATCTTTCGGTCAGCTCATCAGGGAGTTTGATATCGTTCATATCCGCCATAACAACAGCGGTCAGGATATCAACGATAAGCTTCGGCACACCTGTATGTACCTTGCGTATTTCCATTCCTCTTGTCGGCACTGCCGCCCAGAACATACTTCTGTCTCCGCCGATCTGTTTATACAGTTGCGACAGTTCCCATCCGTCACCTCTGTACCATATTCTGTTTTTTGCAGCATTGGTTTCAAAATCCATCTGCTCCATGATCGTCACGCCGGTATTCAGTGCCGGTTCTATCTGTAAAAAACTTTTAATTGCATTCCTCATTTTATCTATCAATCCCATTAGATCACTCCGATTTTATTAACGTAAGGCAAATAAGCATACTGCACACTGTTTATCATGTGATCGTGGCCATCCTCAGGCTCGTTATCCTTATCCTCTTTCCAGCTGTACAGTTCAAGTTCCGAGATATAATTCACGCAATAGTCAAGTACTATCATCTTATCCTGCGCCAGCCATCCGAGCTGCAAATTGATACGGTCAATTATTTTTGTTTTTTTCCATGCATTCTGAAAAACATAAATACAGCCGGAGTTTTTTTTGTATTTATACAGCTCCGTAATCGTTGCCTGATCCGCATTATCTATGTATACATTTCTGGCAAGTCCCCATTTGTCATGACAGCGGTCAAGGAATCCGGCAAGTCTTACAGCTGTATCTGACGGTGCAAGGGGGAGCTTCAATTCTGCATTGTTATATACCTGTTCTTCAAGCAAAAACAGCCTGCCTCTGTTCGTAATACCGATAAACGACATAGCGATAGTATCCGGTGACTGCTGAGAATACGCAGTGTCAAGTCCGGCAGAGAACTGTATAAAATGCTCTCCGTTCTGCCCGTAAGACGATTGAAGCATCAGATGACGTCTGAGATCAGCCTCTCGCATAACATGATGCTGTCGGTCAAAGTTACTGAAAACAAGTCCTGTTGCCCGACCTCTCAGTCCCTCAATTTTATTCTTATACAGTTTCGTGCCCTTCGGTGCTGCTGCCTTTTTACGCTCAATGTCCTCAGCGGTCAGACTGAGATTATCACGAAACGAAAAGAACCAGTACCGCCAACCGGGTACATGTTCTTCTTTAAGTTCCGACAGTATTTCCGCCGGAATGTCATTTTCATATTTTTTGAACGGACGGGAACGGTTAACGAACTCTTTGTAGACCGGCAGCGCAGGATCATCGGGATTAAGCGTACAAAGCATATAATCATTACGGGTTGAGATCTCACGGACGAATTCAATATTTGCCGTATTGACCTCGTCTATATACACGCTGCCGAACTGAGCACCAAGTACATTCTGCCACTTGTCTTTATTGTCATAGCCTAAAACGTAGATGATCTTTCCCTCAAATTTGATGTGCGGCAGCTTGTAATCCTTATCTCCGTTGCCGAAATAGACGGCGTTTGAGTGTATGTCAAGTATTCCGTTGTCCTGCTGTATGATCGTTTCCTCAGCCTTGCCCGTTGTCTTGGCAGCAAGCACATGCAGCTTCTTTTTTGAAGCAGATACCA